AATTTATTCTCTATTTCATAAATATTCTTCTGTGCCTTTTCGAGATTGAATAAATCTCCCATTTCGTTACTTTCACCTAACATTCCCAATAATTTACTTTTTTTACTTTCACTTAATGGTTCTGCGGCGTCTGCTGGTTCTGCTGATGGTGTTGATGCTGGGCCACCCATATCCATTCCTCCTGCAGCATCCTCTGCCCCCTGAGCCATCATCTTCTCTCTTTCTTCTTCCGGTATACCGTATTTAGAATCTACTTCATCAAATATACCAGAACGCTTAATAACTAATTGTGAGTTTGTTAGCTCAAAGCCCATTGCTCTTTCAAGACGTTGTTGTTGTAAATCAAGTAATACTTCGTTATCACTGAATCCAAGAATATTTTTCTTAGCCCATGTATGTGATACTGGTAAGATACCAACTTGTGATTGATCTGATGTGGCATCTTTATATAATGTGATTTTTTCTTTCCATTGCTCAATACGTAATAAATCAGATTGTGCAGATGGGTTAGTTAAGCCTAATGTAAAGTTATTTAATTCGTCATCTAAACCTAACATGTGTAGGTGAATAAGAGCGATCTTATTTAATTCTTGAATTAATGACTTTTGTATTCTATTAATTGTTCTTGCGAAACGAATATCCATTAATGCAAGATTTTTTCCATCACCAACAACTTCTTCAAAACCTAAAAATGCTTTAGGAATGCGAAGTGCTGCTAATAGTTTCTTTTGAATATATTCAATATCCGCAATCTCTCCTAAATTTTGAGCGCCTGCTAATGTTTCGATTGGACTTGGTGCTGATGGATCACGAACAGGTATGAAATAATCTTGGTCTACCGCCATTTGATTATATCTCATATCTACTTGACCATTTCTACTATCAACTACCTGATCTCTCTTAAATTTGTTTGCAACACGTTGTACATATGGTTCAATATCTTTATCATCCATATTACCAACGAAAATTTTGAATACACGTCTTTCTGGAGCTCTAGATGTTCTGTAAATTAACATTGCATCTTCTGCTAGAAGTAATTGTTTCCAAATTCTTCTAATTTTATCTAACATCGATGTACCATATGGTAATTTTCTATCGTCACCCAATAATCTAAAGTGAGCAATTTCCCATGCTTGGAATTCCATATCTCTATTCTTCCAAGTAAAACGTAATTCTTTTGTGTATGTTTTAATATCCGCGGTGGTTTTATTACCAGGAACACCTTGAGCACCTTCTAGTCTATCAATTTCAATATTTGGTAATTGATGACAACCAATCACACCCTTTTCTGGATCTATTTTTAGGTAAACAAAGTTATCACCATACTTACAAAGGTTTCTTGCCCACATTTGTAAATTGGTATTTACATCTAATTGATTTTCAAATAAATCTATTAAAACACTCTTAACTCTATTTGATTCAGAATAAACATTTAGTATATGTCCCTTTTCAGACATTGTTGTTGATTCCTCGCCATAGATATCTAATGCTGCAGATATCTCTGGAGTAAATTCCATTGACTCATAGTCATAATATGCTGCTAATCTATTTGGTTCATAATAAACCGATTGATTATATAATGAATTATCTAACTTAGCCCACTTATCAAATAAAAACTGACTTTGTTGTGCTTGTAATTTGGCTTTCTCAAATTCAACTGGGTCATCTGTCTTAAGTAATTCTTCTCTAGAAAAATTAAATGACGGAGGGGTTTGTTGTGATCTACCTTGCCACCCAAATATTTGAGTTAGTTTCTGAAATATTGTTAAATCTTGATTTGCCATATGATATAAATACTTTCTTTATTAATCTAATTAAAAAATATGTATAAATCAACCTTTTTTTGTTCTTCCACCAAATAACCAAGAATGTTGTGCGTATTGTTCTTTATTTGCGTTTGTTGATGATCTAGCATAAGGTGAACCATCTATTTGCATTGAACCTATTTGATCAAACGAAGTACCATATGAATAAAATTCTTTACCCGCATCATATGTTCTCTCAGCCATGACCCAAGATTCTAACATAGCTTTATTAGCTGTTTCGTTTCTTTTTAATTGGGTGAAAGATATGTCACCGGCGTATAATGCTATCGCCATACTCATAATTGCATCATCATGGGACCCTTTCATGTGGTTTGGTTTACCGTTTATGTAGACAAACGTGTTTAATTCGTTTAATAATCTATTAGATCTAACAGTAAATCCGTGTCTTAATTCCTCTTCAAATGCTGATACAATTTGTGTTCTTTTATTATTGAAATTTATTCCTGGGATTTTCTCTAAAATCTTTGAATTATACTCCCACATATTTTGTGTGTTAATACCATCAAAAAATAAATTTTTATATCCCATTTCCTGAAGCTTTCTAGATGTTCCCACACCCATACCCCCAGTAATATCAATAACAATAAAACAATTATATAAAACCCCCCATTTATATGCAATAGCAGCCAAATCGTCTGGTGGAATCTTTCCAATATATTCTAAAACCTGACATCTCTCATCAAAATTTATAATATTAATTGAAGAGAAGTCTTCACTATCACCTCTACTAACATCCACTCCCATAATGTAACGACAACCTTCTTTTGGTTCGTCCCACATCCACAAATTCCCCTGCATGTATTTTTCTTTCGGTGTTCTAATCATTGTTTTAGCAATGCGTTCCATAGTTTCTCCAGGAATTACACTATCTCCAGAACCTAAGAAGTCACACTCTAATTCTTGTGCGATTTTTCTTTTGTCATATTTGAATTTCTTAGACATTGATTCAAACCAGCTGGAATATGGTGTGTAACCTTCTTCCATTAATTTACTATAATCATTAATGTCATATTCCCTTAAAATCACCTCATCATCATTATATTGTTCCCTGTTTAACATATAGTGAACAATATCTGGAACTTTTATCCAAACCAAATCTTTTGTATAACGAGGATCTTTAAACCATCTTAAATCTGTTATATGGAAATCGTTAATGTTACGTAACGCTTGGTCATAAACGCCATAATAAATTGGGTCATAACCATTTGGTGTTGAAATCAATATAATCTTACCGCCGGTAGACAATGACGCCATAGAGGCGGCCCAGAAGTCATCACCAGCTTCAATATACGCGGCTTCGTCAAATACAAGTATTGTTGGTGTGTAACCACGTAACGCATCCGCAGATGTCGCAACGGCTTTAACTTCACAACCATTATTTAATTTAAATCTACTTTCAGAGTTTTTATCCTGTGAGAAACCCACATTAATCCATTCAGGCCATTGTTCCAAGAAATGTCTAATCTTGTTAGCCATCTCCACCGCTGTATCGCGTTTGTTTGCAATAAGAAGAACCCTTTCAGGGTTTTCAGGTTTAGCAAGTTGTAATTTTTTAGATAACCACGCCGCAGTTACTGTTGTAACCCCCGCTTGTCTGTATTTTCTTGTAATATTTTCGTTATAATCTTCATAATCTTGTATCAACTGTAACTGATCAGGAAATAGATCCATTGGGACATATTTCTTTTGTGTGTTGTCATATGTTTGAAGATATGTTCGTAATGCGTAAGGAGTGTCTTTCATAATCCTAGCATATTCCATAAGTTGTTCCGCTCTTGATTTCATATATATAAATAGCAAAAAAGTGGTCAAATTTGACCACTTTAACTTTTTTAATCTATTGGTTTATCTATTCCCAAGTTACCTAATTCACCATATAATTCATCATCATCAATTTCTCTACTAGCGTCATCTAATATTTTATTAAATTCTGACATGGCCATTTTATATTCGTGATCTTGTATTTTACCATTTATCATTTCATATAACAATCTCATTAGACGTTTACCAGTATCTGTCCCTTTTAAAATTTCTTTCATAAAAACTAGAAATTCTTTAGCGGGTTTGGAAACGATTTGTTGAAAAAATATCAATTGAATTCCTTTTTTATCATCATCGGTGATTGTTTCTTCTGGGAATGAATCTCTCATTATATCCCATATGGCTGGTCCAAGTCTAAGATCCCAGATTTCTTTATTAAGGGTATCTTCTTTTTCTCTAACTTTATCTGATAGTTCCCTATCTTTTGGTAAGCTATGTAATGAAGCAATAACTTCCAAAGTACCTTTAAGTAATTCATGAACTAGTATTGGAAAATTAATTGCTGTTGCAACAACTCTTGGTG